GATGAAGTGTTAGATAAACAGATCATGCGGTTTCAAGTGCCATTCTATGAAGAAGGATGGACACGTATTATAATCCCATATTTGGGTATAGATTACCCTCCAAACTTACTTCCAACTATGGAAGGATTTGATCAGAAAAACCCTTATCATACCATGGATTTATATCATCATTGTATATATACTGCAAAGTTATTTAATAGAAGATATGACTATCCATTTCGTTTTGTAGATGGAGCGATGTGTCATGATCTTGGTAAGATGTACACTCAAACTTTTGATAAAGAAGGAATTGCCCATTACTTCCAACATCATTCAGTTGGTGCATATCATTATATGACTGCTATGCAGGATCTTGTTGATACTGACTTTTTATTAGATGCCTGCTTTCTTATCAACTATCACATGATGCCGTTCAATTGGACAAGCGATGAAGCAAATAAACGTTGGAAGAGAAGATTTGGAGAATATAAATATCAGATGCTATTAGATTTTAATGAATGTGATCGAGCGAGGTAATTATATGAGTAGTATTTTAGTTGGTGATTTAAAGTCTATTCTTGAAAACTATCCAGACGATTACGAAGTTGTTATGAACATTAAGCATAAATATCCAATCTCTAAGAAAGAAGGTCTTAGAGGCTGGTATGCTTATATCAATGGTGTAAAAGCTGATGACGATTTTCGAGAGATTAGGTTGATGAACTAGGAGAAATTTATGAAACTATTAAAAAAATATAGTTGTATTTTTTGCAAATATAGAAAACTTAACAAAAATCATGATTATGCTTGTATGGACAGTTGGGAGAAAGATGAATCTGGTTATCCAATTGGCAAATATAATTCATTATCAAATATATACTATGGTAAAATCGTTAAACTTTTTCCATTCAAGCAAATTGATTATTGGCGCACTGAGAGAGCATATAAAAAAGAAGAAAAATATAATGAAGCAATGGATAAAAAATATGAAGATTGTTGTATAGAAACAGATGATTGGAAATTCATTTGGGGAATAACAAGCTGGGATGATTTATCTGGTCACGAAGCCAATATGTATACCATGAATGATATAGATATTACATATGACAAGCAGAAAAAAGAATATATGCTTGGAGTAGAAACAGCATATATGTTTGAAACATATGCTTCAGCGTGTAATTATCTAAGAACATGTTTGGATGCATTTTCAAAATATATGGACGCTAATGGATTAGATAAGAACAAGCAGTATAGTTTATTCATGAGCAATCCTTGTACAAGTATGGTAGCTGATTCGATTGAGGATTTATATACCAATTTTAAAATTTTTGTTGATGGATTTTGCAGTCAGAGTACCACAGAAAATAAAAAAGATGGAGAATAATTATGTGTAACTGTTGTGATTATAACTCACCTGACAATCAGATATATGTTGATCCATTAACGAATGAATATTATTTAGACATTGAAACATCTGAATGGGATGAGTACGATGATGGATTTGTTCATCAACGAGAGTATATTTTGTATTGTCCTTATTGCGGCAGGAAATTAAGAGGTAATTGATGAGATGCAGAGATTGTTCTTATGGAATTGAAGATTTTACATTAAGAATAGAAATGTATAAAGAGGTATATGGGAAATATCCAGACGAAGATAGAGCCAATAAATCGGAAGAGTTTGTTTGGTGCGATAAAGTTGGTGGGAAAGTTAAATGGTTTGGAAGATGCTCTGAATATAGTCGTGAAAATCTATACGATGAAACCCATCTTTCATCCAGAAAAATTAGACTCACAGCCACCGATTATAAGAAGAAAAAATCCCGTGATCGGAAAAATTCAGAGAATAAATATAAGACACATCTAAAATTTCTTTCTGATAATCTTAAAAGGTATCCTTCGCCTGTATATCCAGTTGATCGAAATGGTAAACCTTCAGAAAAATGGAATTTCCAAAATGGCTCATATACGTTAGGCGAAATCGCACGATATAAGAGATGCTGGCTTTCTAAAAAAGGACATGGAAATTTAGCCGGATATTACAAAAAGATGGCAAATCGTGCTGTGAGGAAAGATAAAAACATAATACATAGAGGTTGTTTTTATAAAAAAGTTTATGACTATTGGTGGAAAATAATTTAGAGAATATAAATGTGGAGGTGACATAGACGGAGAATAAATATATGAAACAGACATTAAAACCGTGTCCATTTTGTGATAAGTTAAAGATAGATAATCGTAAAGGAACATATTCTATTAGATGTAATAGATGCCACGCAAGAGGTTGTACAAGTAGCACTTGGAATATCAATAATATAATTAGTGAAGAGGATGCTATTAATAAAGCAATTGAGGCATGGAATAGGAGAGTAAGTTTAGATGGAATTAAATAATAAAACTAAACAGCTATTGTATATTATTGCTGCTGGTGTAGTACAGGCTACAATAATGATTATTATTTTCTTTGCAGAATATTATATGATTTGCATTGATGATAATATGACAGTGTTTCTGACGTCTATTATTATAAGTGATGTACTATTATATACATGGCACTTTCTGTATAAGAAAGTAGAAAAATTAGGAGAAGATGATAAAGATGAGAAATAAAATTGGAGATGTAATTTTAGTTTTAGGATTTCTTATTGGTTTGTATGTAGGTGGATAGCTGATGTTAATTAAACCAATTCTTGACTGCTATGCTGCATACGGATCAGGAGCATTAACATGGGGAATAATCGGATGGAATTTCTTGAAGTTCTGTTTTGCTGGTCCAGTGATTTGGTTTATTGCATGGGGTGGCGCAATTGTAAGACTGGTTGTAGTTAAATGGAATAAAAATAAAGAATAAGAGAGGAAAGACAATATGAGAAAGTTGACTGAAAACGAAGTAGAAATGTTAAAAGGATTAAGTGCAGATGATATTATGAAAGAACTAGAGAATATCTATAAAGATGATAAAGATACGCTGTTAAAAATTCAGGAATGCGAAAGTATCAAAGGGTCTTTGCAGTGGATCGAGACATATCCTGCTTATGCAAAGTCTTATGAAATGTTTATTGAACATTTACGTGAAATGATGGATCAGATTGGATATTATAATGAAGCATTAGTAAATCTTCAGAAGGAATAAGAGAATAAATAAGTGGCTGAGAAATCAGTCACATCTAGCGAATTAGTATAATCAGGTAGTACACTGAGGTTTGATCTCAGAAGTATCGGTTCAAATCCGGTATTCGCCGTCGGCTCTGATTCATCTGTGATGTGGAAAGTCGCAGAACGGTGGCAAGAGGATGTAAAACTTTAAAAACAAATTTCCCATCGGATTGTTATTGCTTGGTTGATGCGCAGACTTAAGCAACAGAGCCACTTAATAAAACGTTTATGGTTTCTCATTGGTGTAATAGGAAGCACGGCAGCTCACTCTGCAAAACTTGGTTCGAGTCCAAGATGAGGAAGTAATAAAAATAAAAAGGAGTGATAAATATTGAGTGTATTTGTAACAGGCGATTGCCATGCGGATGTAAGCAGGTTCAGTAAAGATTGTTTCTATGAACAAAAAGATTTTAGCGGAAACAAGGATGAAAATTTTGTAATCATCTGTGGTGATTTTGGTCTTGTATGGCAGCGTGATTGTGAAAGAAAATCAGAGCATTATTGGTTAGACTGGTTAGAAGATAAACCATTTACAACCTTATTCGTAGATGGGAACCATGAGAATCATAAAAGAATGGCTACATATCCAGTAAAAGAATGGCATGGTGGTATGGTTCACGAAATTAGACCACATGTTCTACATATGATGCGTGGTGAGGTTTTCAATATTCAGGGTAAAAAATTCTTTACATTCGGTGGTGCAAGTTCGCACGATATTTCAGATGGTATTCTTAATTATAACGATGAGGATTGGCGAGAACAAGCCAAGGAATTGGAAGCAAGTGGTAAATGGATGTACCGTGTAAAAGATCTGACTTGGTGGGAAGAAGAACTTCCAACTGATCAAGAGATGCAGCATGGTTTGGATAAATTAAAAGAGAATAATAATGTAGTGGATTATATTATCACTCATAGTCCACCTGCGTCAGTTATCGCTTTATTAGGACAGGGTTTATATGAACAGGATATTCTCACAAAATATTTAGAGAATATTAGAGTAGAAACCGAATATAAGTATTGGTTCATGGGACATATGCATGTTAACAGAGTAATCAATGACAAAGATATAATCTTGTATGAACAAATCACACAGGTATTGTAAAAAATAAAAAGAAAAGAGGAAAACAGTATGGGAATCACATGTAAGTCAATCGGTAAGATGGGAAGTATTATGGCGAAGCTTAATAATGAGCTTGCTAAGGAAAAAATGGCAGCTAAGAAAGAAGCGAAGAAAAATGACAAGAAAAATGATAAGAAGGAGAATAACATGAAGCAGGCTGCTATTTTCGATTTAGACGGCGTGATTGTAGATACCGCCAGATTCCACTATTTGGCGTGGAAAAGGCTGGCGGCAGAGCTGGGCTTCCAGTTTACCGAGGCTCAGAACGAGCGCTTAAA